GCCTGCGCGTTGGCGAGGCTCGCCTGCGTCGCGCGATCCGCGTCGCCGGCGGCGGCGCCCAGCGCCGTCGTATAGGCCTGCGACCGCAGCCCGCCCAGGGCCGACGCCCTGGCTCGGGAAAGCTCGCCCTCGGTCATGCTCTGGGTCAGCGCCGCGCCCGAGCCGCCGAACGCGCCGGAACCGGCCAGGTCGAGCGCCTGCTGCGCCCGCACCCGCCCATCGTTGGCGTCCAGGTCCGCCGCCGTGGAATCCACCACCTCATGCAGATAGGGGTTCAGGTAACCGCCGACGTAGTCAGACGTGTGTCCGGCCGAGGCGGCGGGCGCGTCCATGCCCATGTATCCGTCGAGCCACGAAGTGTTCGCCGCGCCCCGCGTGAGATCGGCCGCGCCGTCGAAGTTCCAGGACGATCCGCTGAGGTCCCCGGCCCGGCCGGCCGCAAGCGTCTGCAGCGAATTGGCGGGCGCCACCAGGCTCTGCGGATCCAGGCCCATCAGGCCGCCGACCCGGCCGGCCACGCCCTGCGTCAGGTTCGACGCCCATTCCGGCACGATCGGCGTGGTAGTGGAGCTGGATGTGGTGTTGGAGGTGCTCTTCGTCTTCGACTTCGAGCCGCTAAGTTTCAAGCTCATCTAGAGATCCTTTGCGATCAGTCGCGCCAGCGGCGCGTAGCCTTTGGTTTTGAGCGAGCGCTCCCACCCGGCGCGGCCGATGACGAGGGCCCGGCGGCAACCGCGCGCGCGCCCCCAGCCTTCGGCCCGCGGCAGCAGCTCCGCCTCCAGTTCGTCCCGCGCTCCGCCCGCCAGCCAGATCAGCAGGCGCCGCTCGCAGGGATCGTCTTCCACCACCCCGACCAGCGCGCAGCTGCGGCCGGCCCAGAACCGGGCCTCGCCATCCAGGACCAATCCGCGAACGTCCTCGAGCCGGTGGGTCCCGCCGGCATGGTCGAGCGCCGCGGCGAGCCAGGGCGCGCAACGCGCCCAATCCTCGGCGAAACTCACCGCAGCCCGGCCGGCGCCACATCGAACACCGGCTGGCCGATCCGGCATGCCGTCGGTGCGCTGGCGCCGGCGAACCGCACCTTGAACAGGCGGCCCGAGATCAGGAAGTCGGCCTTCGGATCTCCGGGCGCCATGGCCGGCGCGGAGATCACGCGCTCGACGTCCTGAGGGTGCCCGCGCGCCGCGACGCTCACCGTCACCGGCCCGGCCTGGTCCTTGAAGTCCGGCCAGACCCCGCGCACCAGCAGGCGGCTTTCGGGGTCGAGGTAGCTGTCGGCGGTCTCGATGAACCAGGCGAACGGATGGCCGTCGGCCGAATGGCCCTTTTCATGATGATAGACCTTGCCCGCGTCGGTCACCCCCACAGGATAGAGCGAGGGCCCGGCGTCGACGAAGGCGGTCCGCGCCATCTCGCCCCGATGCCACGCCCCAGTGTCCGGTCCCACGACGCAAAGGCCCAGGTAGCGGCTGTTTTCATAGCCGTCGCGGCTGTCTGGATAGTCGAAGCGGATCTCCGAGAACTCGGCGTTGGACGAGGCCACGACCTTGTCGCCCTGGCTCGCCGCCAGCCTGTCGGCGAACGCCTGGCGGATCGGACAGACGATCGGCTCCGGCTGCCCGCCGACGCCATAGCGATAGAATTGCCGGTCGGGGCTCGCCCAGAACGCCGTCTGGCCGACCACGACCGCCGCGTTCGGCCCGATCAGGCCGCAGTTTCGGCCCACCCGATCGAACCGCCAAGGCTGGATCAATGAGCCGACGTAGGTCCCGAGGAACAGGGCGTCGCTGGTCCAGACCAGCATGTAGGGCCCGCACATCCGGCCGGCCACGATCCGCCCCCCGCCCGTCAGCACATACTCCCGCGCCGTCGAGCCCGAGGCCGCGGTGCTCCATTGGGTATTGTTGCGGATCGAGGAGTGCCGGATGCACAGCGGGTTGAAGGTCCCCGAAACCTCCTCGTTGCACCCCAGCGCGAAGACCTGGTAGCCGCCGCTCAGGGGCGCCACGAGCATGTTGGTCACATTGGCGGGCGCGTTCGCCAGGGCCGCGGCCTTGCTCGCGGTGTTGTTGGTCCAGGCGAAGATCGTCTGGTTGCGCGGGCTCGCCAGCAGCTGCTGTCCCCACGCCCCGAACGACCAGGTCAGCGGGAAGTAGTCAGTGGTCGACGGCAGGCCGTAGCCACCCATCCCGAACGCGCCGGTGCCGTAGCCCGCACTTCCTGCGCCATCGACCGCCCCCGCCGTGAACCCCGACGCGGGCGTGATGTCGAACAGGGCCCCGCCCTGCCAGAGTTGCAATTTCGAATGCGTCCCGAACGCGATGTTCAGGACCGCGGCGTTGTCCGTCCAGGGAAACACCGTGCGGCACACGCCGGTGAGGGGCTGGCTGGTCAGGCTCTCCCAGCCGCCGATAACCTGCGCCCGCCCCAACCGGAACCGCACATTGGACCCATCCGCCCAACGCCCGCTCCCGGCAAAGCTCGTGTCATCGCCGTTCAACCCCGGCGGTGGATCGAGGGGTATTCGCACGGGTGCCTCCGGCGGCTAGAGTTGTAGGATGTTGGATGTCGTCGAAACAGCGGAGGCTCGCTTCACCCAAGCCCTTTCGCTACTGCGCGAGGGTCGGTTCGCCGATGCTTGGCCACTGTATGAAGCCCGAAAGAATCTCGACCGGATCGACCTTTTCCACCCAATAACCACGATGCCCGAATGGGCAGGGGAAGACCCATCCGGAAAGCGCGTCGTGGTCTGCGCTGAGCAGGGCTTCGGTGACCAGATCATGTGGGGCCGCTACCTAGGCCTCCTGCGAGATGCAGGCGCCGATGTGGTGGTCGTCTGCCATCCGCGCCTGATGCGACTGTTCGAAACGCTCGGTTTCTGGACACGACCCTGCTTTACGGACCAACCAATCCCGGAAGGTGATTATTGGACACATTTCGGATCGTTGCCCTTGCGATTGGGAGCATTCGAACCGCCTGAACCTAACTATTTCGGTCTTACCGGTTCCGGCGGCGGGGTGGGCGTATTGACCTTCGCCGGCCAACCCAACCGCACTCTTCCCCCTCGCCAACGCGACCAACTACTTTCGCTGGGCCGGGACCTCTCGCCTCAAGCAACTGGGGCATTCGATTTCTTCGACACCGCACGCATAGTCGCTGAGCTGGACCTCGTCATCTCCGTGGACACCGCAGTCGCGAATCTCTCGGCGTCCCTCGGAAAGCCGACCTGGGTTCTGTTGCCCCCGCACCCCGACTTCCGCTGGGGGCCACAAGGGGGTCGCTCAGCTTGGTATCCAGATGTGGTTCAGTTCCGACAATCACAGTCCGGGAACTGGCAATCCGTCCTCGCTCAAGTGGTTGTCCGAATGAAGTAGACCAGGATGCGTCCACTCTTCCCCGATGCGGAATCGATCGAGGACGCGCCAGATCCCCCGCCAGCTCCCAGAGTTACAAACGTCGACGTATTGGCGTTGCCTCCGTCGCCACCAATCAGCAACCCAGGAACCAGATCGGAGAACCCCGCACTAGCTCCACCCCCACCGTAGGGCGAGGAGCCTAAGCCTCCAATGCCACCACCCGTCGGAGACGCGCCATTGACCATGGTCCCGCCGGCACCACCAACTCGCGCGATATCCCAAAGACCGGAGCATAGGCCTCCAGCGCCCGACATTCCGCCGCCAGCCACGAGAATCCCCAGACCGGGAACAACTATGGCGCTGTCCCCGCCGTTGTTTCCCGGGCCTGGACCGGCCACCCCAGCGCCGCCCGCACCAGCAGACCACGAGACGATCTGGCTCGCGGTTAGGTCCCATAGCCTAAAGCCCGCGCCGCCACCGCCACCACCCGTTGCGCCGCCGCCGCCGCCTGCACCCGACGCACCTCCGCCAACGCCATAGATGTAGGCGGTGCAACTGGCCGGAACCGTGAAGGAGCCGCTGGTCCTGCTATCAGTGACCGCGATTAAAGCAGTACGATTCTGTCTCCGCCCCACCATCCCCTGCCCGACCAGCCCTCTGATCTTCTGTCCCATCAGTAGTCCGCCCATTCGGCTTCGAAGCCGATTGTGCCGGTCACGCCGATGGCGACGTAGAGTTCTTCGTTGGGCGCCAGGATCTTGGGGTTGTCGTCGGAGTAGCCGAAATCGGTCACCGGCGCGGCCGTCGTCGCGGCCATGGTGTAGGCGGCCATCAGCGCGTTGTTGGAGAACCGCTTCGTGGTCCCCGTATCAAGCGAGCGGAACTCCTGAAGCTGTGTCGCCGTAACGGTCGCCTGGGGGATAGCCCTCAATTTCGTGAGCCGGGCGCCGTTCGGGCCGGCGGTCACGACCTTCTGCGTATTGATCGGCGTCGCGCCATAGGTGGTGTTGGCCGTGGTGCAGACCACGGCGTTCGACTTCACCGTCTGCGGCGTAATGATCGAATTGGCTGTAACGGCCATTGAGTCCTCCTAAAGGGCGACGGCGAGCGCGACGGCTCGGCCGAGAAAGGCGGCGTTGTCGGTGAGGTCTGAGCTGCTGATCGACTGCCAGCTCGCGTTCGACCCGTCCGTCTTCACGAACTTGCCTGCGTTGCCGATCTGGGCCGGCAGGGCGCCGGCGTTGTAGGACCAGGCGGTCGCGGCCACGTAGTCTTTGATCGACGACCCGCCGTAGCCCGGCGTCTTCACGTTCGCCCCGTCGCAGAAGACCTGGACGATGTCGCCTGGGTCGACGCTCACCGTCGCGCCCGCCCCCGTGGTCAGCATCACCGCGCCCGTGCAGGCGTTCCACACCAGATAGGCTTTGCTCACCGACGGGACCGTCACCGTGAACGGCCCTGCCCCGGTGAACTTGATCATCGCCGCGCGGGCTTCGTCGTCCTCGGCGTTGGCGGTGGAGAGCGCATAGGGGCTCGCCGTCAGCGCCTTGGTCAGGAACCCGGCGACGCCGTAGTCGACGTGGCCGAAGACCGCGTTCAGGCGGTCGCCCCAGGTGTTGATGTTCTCGCCGGTGAACTGCAGCTCGAGGCGCAGCGAGGCGGACCAGGATGAAGGCATCTAGATCGCAGCTCCTGTATCTTCACGGATCCAAGCCGAGCCGTTCGAGTGCGCGAGCACGCCGAGGTCGGTCACCAGCACCACGCTGTTCGGATAGGCAGAGGCGAGCGGCAGGCCGGCCTGCAACACGGGAAAAACCGGCTGCGGGGCTTCGGGATGCTGGAGCGCGCGCACGGCGTCGTAGAGGCTTTTCAGCAGGGACCGCAGGCTCTCCGGCACGCCGGGTCCCACGGGGACAAGCTCCACCATGTCGGGGGCCTCCTAGGTTGAAATCCGGATCCAGGCTTCCGGAGCGGCCGCTGCTCGGGTCCAGGTCTCCGGCGCGATGGCGACGGCCGCCCACGGATTGCCACCCCGGAAGACTCCGGTCGCGCCGGCGATGGCGATGCCTTGCGAAGCTCCGGTGAACAGCACAGGGCCGTTGACCGCCCACCCACCCGAGACAAGGCCTGTCCCGGCGCCCGAGCCCTGGAGGCTTCGCAAGTAGAGGCCCGCGCCGGAAACCATCGCCACGCCGGCCAAGGCCCCCGCGAGGCTCCTGGTCCCGATGGCAAGGCCGGAAACCGTTCCCGCGCCGGAGGCGGAGCCGACGAGGGAGACGATGGAGCCGCCACCGCCGCCGTCATAGGCGCTGTAGCCCGAGTTTATCGAGTTGACGGGCGTCGTGGCGCCAAAGTTGAGCGTGGAGACAACTGCCCCGCCGCTGGAGCCCACGATGGCATAGAGCGTACCAGCCGGCAGCTTGATGGTCCGGGAGGTGAAGCCTCCCCTCCGCACCCGAAAGACGCCATTTGGCGCTGAACTGCCATAGCTGTCCGTGGTGATCGTGCTGTCGCGTTCGATCATCCAAACGTGCCCGGCAGACGACGCCAGGGCTGCATCCTCGTCGTGGTAGGCATACCCCTGCCCGACGGGCCAAACACCTCCGGCGTTCAGGCTGATGGCGGAAAGCTGAGCATCGCCGCCCTGCCAAGCGGCTCCGTCGTTGCCGAAATAGTGGCTCGCGGTCGCGAACCCGAACCACAACTCCCCCGCAGGGAGAGCATCGACCGACGCCTCGAACCAAGACTTGCCCGATGGAGCGGCGGTGTCAGCGGCGACGTTTCCAGAGTGGGTGGTCGAAAAGGTCGCGGTCAGGCCGCCGTTCGTCAGGACGATGACCGGCGACTTCTTGGCGGCGTCGAGGACCGTCGTCATGGCGCTAGTCTTCGGTGATCGTGGAGGCCGTGGTCAGCTTCGGCTGCACGCCGCTGCTGATCGCGCCGGAGACGGCGAGCGCCCCGCTGTAGAGGAGCTTGGTCGCCCCGCTCGAGGCGACGCCAACGCTGAAGTGGGTCGCGGTTTCCGAGCCTGCCGTGCAGGCCCCGAAGACGATGTCGGCGGCGGGCGAAACGGAGTTGTTGGTGACCGTCCAGCCACCGCTCGTGCGGGCGACGGCGACCCGGGCGTATCCGGTGTAGGCGCACTCGCTCGTCGCCTGGGTCCCCGCCTCGCCCGGATCGGCGGTGTGCAAGGCGACGTAGAGGTTGGTCAGCGGCCCGGACGCGGCGTTGTCGGCCAGGTTGGCGATCGCCGTCGCGTTGAAGATCAGCTTCAGCCAGTCGTTCTCGAAGGTGTTGCCTTTGGACACTCTAGCCCCCTGTTCTGATGTCGAAGGGGCGAGCCCCGGTGATATCCGTGCGCAGCTTGCCGCCGGGCTGGCGGCGCTCGGCGACGATCTGGTCCATGGCTGCGTCCGAGAGGGCCTTCCAGGCGCCTAGGCCGTCGGTGTCGCGCAGCAGCGGCGCGGAATGGACGAGCGTGCCGTAGAGGTAGGCGTCCGGGTGGCTGGCCAGGACCCAGTTAGAGGGGTTCGCGACGCCGAGCGCTGGGACCTTGGAGAAGTAGGTCATCTCCACGGTGCGCTCCGCGTCGGGCGCCGGATAGAACCGCAGTTCGCCGCCCACGACGCTGTAGAGCCTGGGCGTTCCCGTCGCGGCCGCATAGGCGGACATGGTCTCTTGGTCGACCGGCGACAGCTCGTCCCAATCGGACCCGGTCTGGACACGAAGGGAGATGGCCTGGGCGAAGTCGGCGGGAAGCGCCGAAAATTCCGTGCTGATGGTGGCGGTCGAACGCCCCGTCGCGCCGCGTGATCGCAACAGGCGGTTCATCTGCGCCTCGGCGAGCGCGATGAACTCGGGAATGCGGACCCCCAGGTCGTCGCGGTCGAGCCAGTTGGCGACCGCGGCCTGGAGCTCGGTGTAGCTGGTGATCGCCATCTAGGCCGTCCTCGGCTGCGCCAGGGCTTTTGCGGCTAGGTCGAGCGACTGCTGGATTTGGGAGGCCTCGATCATCGAGACCTCTGCCAGGTCGGAAACGGCGGTCGCCAGCCGGTCGATCGCGGCGCTTTGGAAGAGCGAGATCCGCTGCGGCCCGGTCAGGGCCGTGGTGATCCCCATGGTCTTCGCCAGGGCGTCGAGCTCAGCCTTGGTCATTGGACGTCTCCAGGGTTTGGGCGACTAGGGCGAGGCCGGTCTGCGACAGCTGGTAGCCGACGCCCCGCACGGCCTCGACGGCGCGCCGGCCAAGCGGGCCGCGCAGGCGGCACGCGTAGACGGACAGCAAGGTCAGGCTGCGGTCCTCGTTGCCCGGCAGGGCCTCGAGGATCTGCAGGTGAGGCACAACGCGCCCCCTGGCGTTGCGCAGGATCCGCAGGAACTGGGCTGGGCCGCGCTTCAGCCCGAAGACGTCCTGCAAGCGCTGGAGCTCGGCCTCGTCGTACTGCAGGCCCAGCTCGCCCTTCAGATAGGCCACCTCTTCGACAAGGTGCTGGCAGCGCTGGCACATCGCGACCCCGGGCTTTCGGATTGTGGAGGAGTGGAAGGGCCGCCCCGAAGAG